AACCAAGGTGTTATCAAGCTGATTACCTACTTTGAGGGTGAAGACCTTAACGTAGACTACCATGTCAGTACAGAAGATATTCAGCTAAGGTCTAGGAAAACTGACAACCAGCCTACCAGACTTATAAAGAATGACATTACTATCATGTATGACAAGGATTATGACCTGGAAGTTTATGACGGTAAGGTACAGGTTGGGGATTCAGAATCAATAGCCAACTTCTTTAGAAAGGACTACAGGAGGGAATTAAAGCTGGTAGATTCTGAGTCAGTAGCCCAAAAGCACGCTGATAGGCTGCTGGCTATACAATCCACACCTACCTCAGTATATTCCTTTCAGATGTTCATGGCTGGTTATGTTCTGGAAAAGGGTGACAGGGTATCAGTACGGACCTTTCTTGATCCACGGTTTATCTCTACAGGTAACATACTGTCAGTACAGAGGGCTTTTGGTCAAGGGAAATCGCAGAAGATGAACCTATTCAATATTAGCATTGCCAATCCGGTTAGTACAGTGTTTCTGGACTTGGAGGATGCTATTGTGGTAGATGACACAATCGTGTCTATGTTGAAAGGGCTGATATTGAGGGATACAATCGTACTTGATGATAGTGTAATGGCTTATAAGAAGGTGTTTAACTTCCCTAATGAGAGATTACAGGTAAAAGAGGATCTGTACTTTGACACGTGTGAGAAGGACGGGTATGGAACTTGCGGCTATGGTGTTTTTGGATATGGAGACTAAAAAATGAAGATAATGGATACAGGCTTTAAAATTACGGGTGAGGTTACTTTCAGGGTTAAGAGGGCGGATGGCTCTATCCTAGAGACAACCTTGCATAACATGGTAGTCAATTATGGTTTGGTTGGTATTACCACAATGCTGACCACGGGTGTGGGATTCAGCCCTATGACAGACCTTGCCATGGGTGACAGTAGCGTGGCTGCTGCTCTGGGTGATACAGCACTGGGTAACGAGCTCAGGAGAGATACTGCCGTGGTTGCTCAACTACCCTTTCCAGAAGATAATAAGATACAGTACCAAATAGAACACGCCCAGGGTGCTGTGGTTGGTACTTTTTCAGAGGCTGGTTTATTTGATCAGGCTACTCTTGGTGGAAAGATGTTCAATAGGCTGGTATTTGCGGACCTTGTGGTAGGTGCCGGGGATACCTTAACTGTAACGTGGTTAATAGAAGTGAGGAACGCATAATGTCAACAATAACACCAAAGCTGAAATTAACACAGCCTGACTATAGAGATCCACGTTGGGACCTGCCTATCAATACTGACCTGGGTATATTAGATGATGCACACGGCACTGTGGTGGGTGTGTACGAGTCTATTATTACTTCTCCAAGCCTAGTAGATTGCTTCATATACGATACCTCCAAGGATTCAGACGGTGGAGCTTGGCGGGATAGGTGCCAAACCTTATCGTGGTACAATGAGGAGTTGAACACAGCTGATAGAGGGAAGACCAGAAAATTCCCTGCTGTTGCCCTGATTGTTGCTGAAGCTGACAAGGTTACTATTTATGATATGACTGACCCAAGTTTGCCAATGTGGATGGTGTTCAACCAAGGTACCAATACCTACATAAGATCTGAAACAATCTCTAGCGTGTTTATGCTGAACGGGAACTTGTTTGTTGGTGGCTCTACAATAGGCTCCTCATGGACATCTTTTATAGATGACAGGAACATAGCCAGCATATTGGCTTCTGTTACCGGTAGGAGAATAACGCTACCTATAAGCGGAAGGAACAACACGGACGGAATTTACAGGGTGCAAGATGTTGAAATTTTGCTGGTCAACTCTAACGTGAATGACGTAGCAATGACCATCCTACCCACTGCCCTTGTGGACCCTGCTACTGGTCTTCCAGTGCCCACGATTGCTGTTGCCACGGATGGTGGAGTTAGTGTTATTGATGGCCCTGCAGGTGCTGGCACTGTGGTGCATATTACCTATGGAGGGAGAGGAAATAACAATGTAGCCTTTTCGGATGAATATAGGCTTATAGCCAATCTGACACTGTATCAGCAAACATTTATTATGGACATTCCACTTGCGAATGTACTGACAAACCCACCAACAGGGGCCGATATTTATTCTAACACTACCGTGCCAGCACTATTCACAAGCTCAAATAGGGCATTAAGTGCTGGGGTATATGGTTCTTTATATGGCTTGGTCTTTCTCAAAGAGAACCCACTACTCCCCTCAGCTGGTATGGTCAACTACTTGACTGACTCCTACCTCTCTGGATGGATGCAGGGTGACATTAAGATGGCTGCCCTTGCTGATACGGTAGAGGGTGATATTGTTAATTTATGGACCGATCCTCCAGACAATATGGATGCAGAATGGGCTGATAATCTTGATGGGTCGTACACTGCCGATGGCTCACAAGGAGGCGCTATTACTCTATGGAATAACGCTTCATTAGGTGTGGGTACTGAAAAATCCGTATTTGTCACTGTTAGTGGTTTTGCTGGAGGCAGTCTTACTGTTTACCTCGGCTCCACCAATACACTTACGATTACCAGCGACGGAACTCACCAACTCACTGGAGTAGTAAGCGGTGATGGGATAGGGTATGTCCAAGGCAATGCTACATTTATTGGCACTGTGAGTAATATAATACAGCAATCTCCAGTTAATGACCGATCAGTCAACAACAACCCTCTCCAGGTAGTTGGTACAATTACCAAGACTGCTGTCAATACTGGTGCTGACCTTGTGGCATACTCTGGGTTTGGGACCGTGGCACAAGGATTGTCATACATTGAGCAACCTTACAATGCTGACTTGGATTTTAGTACAGGTGATTTTTATGTTATGTCGTGGTTCAAGGCTGTTGCAACGTTGGACACCTTACTCGAAAGAAATGATTCAGGAATAGTAGGCCCAAGCATTAGAATTGACCTTGATGCTTCGGGGTATGTGCGAGTTGTAATAGGGGGAGACATCGTTACAGGCACTGTTGATTATGCAACCAACAGCCTTCATATGTTGGTTGTAAAAAGGGTTTCAGGCGTAGGGTATATTTTTATTGATGGAGTGCAGGTTGCTACAGGGCCAGCTGCTGATTCGATAATCAATGCCACAGCTGTTACAAGAATTGGGCTAAGGCTCAATGACGCTAATTCATGGGGAGGGATTTTGTCCCTTTTCCGCATGGGTGCGGGTGCCCCTTCGGACGAACAGATTGAGATGATTTACAACCAAGAGAAGAAACTGTTTGAGGCGGATGCCTCCTTTCTCCTACCTGACAATGACGTACAGGATGTTGATTTTGACGATATAGAAAAAACACTGGTTGTTGCTACTGCCCTGGGGGTAAACAAGTATCGGGATCTGATTAGGATAGGTGAGGTAGAGTTTGAGGCACCAGACGGTCCTACCACCCTGCCCATACTCAATGCCAATGCAGTATCGGCTAATAACGGTGCCGTAGCCGTAACTACTTCTGTTGAAGGTGGGATTGCTCTACCTGCGTTGAACATACGGGAAGAGTTCACTGCATTAGAAGGTAAGATACCAGACCTTAGTGGGGGCGTTACTGAAATTCAACTTACTCCTACAACAGATCCAGAACAGGTTGAAGGTAAAGTATTTTACGATGCAGACAAGCACGCACTAAGTGTTTATTCAGATGTGGATATGACCTTGAACTTTGGGCAGGAGGAGGTAATTAGGGTTATCAATAACAGTGGTGCAGTTATTCCTAATGCCTCTCCGGTACAAGTTACTGGAGCCTCAAGTGGTCTGCCCGAAGTAGCTCTTGCACAGGCAAATTCATTCACATCGATGAGAGTTCCGGGGATCACTACCCATGAAATCCCTATAGGACAAGAGGGGTTTATAACCCATGCTGGATCATTGGGAGGTGACTTTTCGTCATGGGGGATTGGGTCTCTTCTCTTCTTATCTGAGTCCATTGCTGGAGGTTATACCGATAGCCCTCCTTCTAAGGCAACCCGACTGGGGCAGGTTACAAGCGCAAACACCTTTTTGGTAAATATAGGAGTTGGCGTAGAAATACCAGCTGTTATAGCTTTTATGAATGAGGCAGTTGATCCAATAGGTGATATAACAGCTACACCACAAGATGTAATAAACTACCAGGATGGTGGAGCCAATGGCTTAACGTCTGACTGGTTAGCTGGTTATATATCTCTCCCTGTCGATGGTATCTATAGGGTTACTTTTAATTTGAGCATTAACTTTACTGCTGTGTCACAAGACCCAAGGGAACTAAATCTACAGTTGTATAACTCCACTCTTGCTTCTGAAGTGTTTACCATTAAGAATGTTATATCAAAGGAAGCTATAACATTTGCTGCTACTATATCAGCTCCTTTCACTGCAACAGCTGGAGATTATAAATTCAGGATAGCTACGGGTGCGGGTGAGATCATAGAAGACGTTATTTACAACTTCACTTCATACGATATCCAATCTGTACACATTAGATAAGGGGCATACACAGGATGAACAAAGGACTAGCACTACTCACAGGGCTATTGTTGGCGGCAGGTTGCGCCAAGGTTACTCCCCCAACACCAGAGATGATACAAGCACAAGCACATACCGATATGGTAAAGCAGACTTGCTATGAGACTTTCTTAGAAAAGTCCGTAGCAGATGCGCAGGTGCTTGCTGGAATACCTGATGAAAGTAAAGTAATGGTCATCCTGCTTAAACAACAGGGTGACTTCAGTAAGTCTATGATGTCACTGGCCACGGGTAATTCATTAGATCCTTGCAGTGGAGGGAGTAACCTTTATGATGTACAGATTGCAGAACTTAAAGCACAAGCGGTTATTGCGGCAAAGTATATTGACGGTTCCCTTGGGCTTGCTAAGTGGGTTGTCGGTGGTGTTACTATGGCTCATGTGCTTGATGATTTGGGCGGTGTTGCTTATAATCTGTCTGGCGGTTCCAAGATGAATGTCAATAGCCAGAATACAGGCAGCTACAACGAGCATGTAGGCGGCAATATTGAGAGCGGTGGAACTACCGTAACAGACAACAGTGAGAACTGCGATGGATGTGAAACACCCTCCTTTGGAAGTGTTGCCAGCATGGGGGCGGATGAAGAGGCAGAGATACAGCCTGTGGAGACTGTTGCCGATTGTATGACCAACCCTCCAGGCGGTGTGTCTGGTGCTGGCAAACCTATGTATAACAGTACTTATTCATGTGAGACTTATTTCACAAAGTTTGGTGGAGGATGAAGATAACAGAAAAGATACTTTGTAAGATAGTAATCACATGGTGCCTTATGGTGGCCCTGTTCTGTATCGTGATACTTTTAACGCAGTGTCAGAAGATGGTTGTTACAATTGATAGCCCTATGGATAAGGATACACAAGGGTTGGTAATAAAGACTGTTGTAGAAGACGATGAGTACTTTAACAAACTCAAAAAGGAGAAAGGAAAATGAGGAAACTTTTGTTGGCGTTAGCACTAATGATTTTAACTGCTACCATGGTACAGGCAAGACCAATGGTGGGGGACACCGTTACCCTGGATGATATAGGAACATCAGGAACAACCAGTGGGGGTGAGTTTCATCTTACCATAGACGGGGGTTTTGACTTCATGGCTTTCTGTTTAGAACTGGACGAGTCTATAAGCAGAAACGGTACATACTTTATCGACTCCATAGGTCAGTACGCTACCAGTGGGGGCAACAACAGCGATGGCTCCACACCGGGTAAAGACTTTATCGGGGTAGAGACATCCTTCGTGATGGACTCATACGCAAGTGGTAATTACGCTACAGGATGGGGCGGGGCAGACACTGTGGCAAACTACCTGCAGAGATCTATATGGGAATTGGAGGAGGAGACCGCCGGGTACAGTTCCACGTTCTTCACTGCTCTTCAATCTGCGGGGGTGTACACCATGAGCGGTAACTATGACGTCTATGTCATAAACCTTGTAGATAAGTTTGGTAATAACAAACAGAGCATGCTGGTTGCTGAAAGTAACCCGGTACCAGAACCTGCTACCATGATATTATTCGGAACCGGTATACTGGGGCTTGCTGCTATCAGACGGAGACAGCGGAGGTGATAGGTGTAACTAGGATTGACTTAATCCAACGGGTGGCATATCTTCAGGGTAGGGTGGACCAGTTAAATGAAAGCATTGAAAACCTTATTGACGTTATTGACTCTCTCGATAACCTTGTGGATCACCGGTTCTTGCGCACCAATGCCAGGGGAGAAGTTACACCCATTGTTACTGGAACCAACACCGTTAGAGGAGGTGGATTTAACGGTAATAGTGGGGGTGGAAGAAACTACTGAGTTCTGCGGGAATAAGATGCTTGAGTTGGGCATGTACAAGACATTCACCTTCAACCTTATAGCCAACTTCGGCATCCAGTTTGGTTGTGCCCTGTATGAAATAGTAGATGGTAAAGTAAAGAAGTGTGACGTATACGTGGCCTGGGAATGGTATCTCCTGGACCACGAACTACGACACTGTATGGGGTACAAGGATGTTTGGTATTAGTCTTCATGCTGTAGGTAATGACCCACCATTGCGTTATAGATGTGCTTTGAGCCTGTTACCTTTCCTCCTGCTCTCATCATACCCCGAGTACTAGTTGTTGGTAGTAATGCTAGATTAGATTTACTTTCAGGTTTAACCCTGTGGAGTTCTCTCAGTTGCCCCACGTATGCCTCTACTTCTTTATACTTTTTATCTAGTTGTTTTTGAAGAGGTGTCTGCGTCTCATACCACACCTTCAGTAATGCTTGCTGGACTGACACACTCTCAGGATATGTTGTTGATTCCTGTATCTCTTTAATTCTTTCCGAGTCCATACCTTTTTCTCCTCGTGGGGGTGTCTTATTCTCCCTTTTCTTCTTTTATCATCACCAATTCAACTTCTACAAATATAGGGGATGCGTCATAGTGGTTGTAACACTGGGCTTGCATATCTGTTATTATAAAGCTAGCACCACCTAATCCAAGGAATCTTAAATTAACAGACGCCCCGTTAAGATACTGTTCTTGCCATTCCCTATAGGTGTCACTATCTCCCTTTACAGTTACACTGACATTTGTTCTTACTTTTAAAACATCATCTAATAGCTTGCTTGCTCCGTTCATTCACCTTTCTCCTTATTAAAGTCGGGGCTTCAAGCACAATTGCCATCCACCCCTAGCGGGAAGCCCTATCAAAACCTCCCTGTCCCCCCTCATGCCCATTTTGGACTAATCGTACATGGAGAGTATTCCTTAAGCCCTGGTGTTCCAGGCTTTGATTGCCTCTTTCTTGCTAGATTCTTTGTAGGTGTAGACACCCTCCATAGGACAATGACCCTTAACACACTGAAAGCTGTATTTAGGCTCACCTAGGCTGTATGCGTGACATTGAGCCTCTGGTTGACTACCACAGAACGGGCAAGGTTTAACTTTGTCTTCCATTTTACTTCTCCTTTAAAATAGGGCTTCAGCACGATTGCTTCCACCCCTATAGACAGCAAACCCCCTTGCCATCTAATCTAAAACCAACACAGGCAGTCAGGGTTAATGAGGGCAATCGGACCAGCAGGCCCTTACGCTCCTTTCGGTCACGTTGCCTTTTACCTGCGCTGATAACTTAAGTACCCTCTATGATACCTTCTATTGTTCCTGGTCTACCTCTATGCCCTCTACTTTCGTCTTCAGGCTCTCCAGGGTGCCAGCAGTGATTAACAGCCTGGGGTCTTATGTCTTCAGGTCTGGTAGGTCTTTCGTACATGACAAAGCCCCTGGGGTGGTTTGTATTCCAACACCTTGTTACATGCTCACCCTTGTCATTAACAAAGCCCATGTTAGTTATTTCTGGCATTTTGCCTTTCTCCTTTTCTGCTGCATATACATCTTTTTGTTGAGCTTCCTGCGCTCACCTGTGTAGTCTCCATCTATTTCAGCCCTAATATCAGTCATGCACTCGCTGCCTGTCTTTGTGTTGGCAGGAGGACACCTGTAGTTCTTACTCTCCCAGGAACCTACAGGAATGGTGCCAGGGTCCTTTTGGATCTGGTCTTTAGCAGTCAAAACTCCTCCTCTATTGGTATTGGTTCCAGTCTAGCCCTTCGGTCTTCTACCAAACCTTCTAATAATAGCAAGTAGTTTATACAATCACCTATTTTTTCAGCTATATAGGCTTTGTCTGGTATATATGTACTATCATACTCCATGGTGTCAATCATATCCCAAACTGATACCAAGTGCTTAAGCATCATGCCATCTAAAGCTGTTACAGGGTCCCTACCTCTAGCTGCTCCTGCTCTTACAAAATTATGTAGCCTGTCAGCTTCCGATGAATACTCCTTATCTTTACTCATTAGAACAGCCTTACAAATGTTAAACCTGTGTTCCACTAACCTGTCAAACTTGGTTGCTTTCATGTGTTTTTATCCTTGGTCTAAACAATGGACGTGAGGTTAAGTGATACCTGTTACACTCCTCACAATAATAAGCCCTGGTAGGAACAACCCTACTAGGATCGACAACACCTTTTCTAATGGCCAAGTACAGGGCTTGTTCTGCTAAAGCTTCCGTAGGGTAGCCTATTTTGCCTGTTCTACAACTCATCTAATACGCCTCCTTGTGAATACTCCTGGTTTCCTGGACCCACACGCCATTTCTGTTTACTACGGTGTATGTATTGGTGTGGTGGGAGTAGTCATATTCCTTGTTCCATTTCTCAGTAGGTTTGCCTGTCACTACTCGTTCATACTTTTCGGCAACATCTATCTGTCTGTCTAGGTTATTGCGCTGCTGAAACTGAACCTGGGATACAGCCCTAAGCTCTGCTCCAGAACAACGCTCGTAAGTGTAAGGGTTACAGGCTGCATTTGCTTCCACATACCCTACCAGGAGGTAGAGGGCTATTATTGCTCCTGCTGCTATGAATATTGCTTTCATTGTCTAGTCTCATTTGTGGTGGTGGCTGATTGCCCCTGCGATGTCTGTTAATATACAACACCCTACAAAGGAGTCAAGGGCTAATTTGTATTTAGGTGTCTTTTTTATTCACTAGCCTATTAAATCTAGGTAGGAACAGGCTGGAGACTAAGGCCCCTTCTGCTTGTATGATAGTATTGTATAGTATCTCTACCCTCTCACCTACATACTCTTCTGCAGGTCTCTCCCTGTCAAAATCACTTAGGCCAGCACCTACCTTAACCACTATCTCAGTGCCTGACTCCATGTAGCCCTCACAGATTAAAGCACCTATAGCACCCTCATACTTACCTTTACCAGGGACTACACCAACACAAGTAAGTACACACTCTTTTATAGCTTTCTTCTTGATCATGGTAGGTGTTCTCTCCCATAGGTAAGGGTCTTCTAGGTAACGACAGATTAGGCCCTCATACCCTGCGGCCAGTACATTGGTAAACGCTGTCTCTATGTCTTCTATGTTTTCGGCTACTCCTTGGTCTATTATTTTTATATTTCTCAGACGTTCCTGAGCGGATTCGCTGGACTGATGGCCAAGATCCAAAATTTTATGCGCTTCACGGAGCCTTAAATTATAGTTTTTTGAGGTAAATCCAACTGCCCAAGCTTCCAGGTCTACATAGTCAAATATTACAAAGGTATAGTCTTCTATATCTGTTGCAGATCCCAGGAGGATCTTGTTGACACTACCTGTTATTTTGGACCTCTCTATCTGCAGGCCATTACCATGCACTAGCTCACCATCATATACACCATCTGGTAGGCCCTTCATTGTTTCTATGAGTGAGTCCACCTGCAGCAGCTTACCTGTGGAGGTCCGTAGCTCTACGGTACCAGCATATACAAAAGACAGCAGGCGTACACCATCGTATTTAAGGCTGTACAGTATAGGGTATCTTGGTATAGGTACATCCTCTGCTTTCATTATGTCAAAGGTTGGTATTAGTCCTGGGTAGCTTTTATTTATGGTAGCTATACCAACATTCGCCTTAAGACTACCTCCCAGGATTAGCCTGAATATCTCCCCATACTCCCTAGATAGTTCCAGGGCTAGTGCTTTTCTATCCTGCATGGTACCTGCTTTCTGGGCTAGCACATCCAAGCCCCTAAACATATCGGAATAGTCTTCGTGATCATCTACAAAGGTTATATCTGGTACAGATCCAATATAGTAGTTTATAGAATCATTGTACATAGCTACTAAGGCCTTCTGCCAGTCGTAGTTATTCGCTGCTTGATCCAGTATAATAAGTTTTGCGTTCGAGCCTCTACATTTCCTAAGTTTATGCACTATGCTAATCATGTTATCAGTCTCCAAAGTTCCATGTATAATTCCATTCTGCCTCTTTTGGCATAGGTAGGTCAGGTATTGCCAGATCTTTTATTACGTAATACCAAGCCTCCACCATGCACTCGTTTAACCTATCTACCCACAGGTCCGCATCTTCTCTATCCACTTCTAATACATTAGCATCATGTATGGTACTTATTAGGTTCTCATCAGGGTATCTACTTTTCAACAGTGCTAGAGATACCTTTGTAACTTCAGCACTGGACCCCTGAATAGGTATAGCTAGTGAGTCAGTAGCCTTAGTAGTCCTGACAGACTTACCAAGGGCTGTTCTTATATCAAGGTAGCCATAGGTACGTATAGAACCTTCATGGAATGAGTGCCATTCCTTGAAGGTCTGGTAGGTGTCAAAGTAACGTTCACGTAACTGCCTCAGCTCTTGTATAGGTAAGATTATCTCTGCCTTAGTACGCAACATACTACCTATCAGACCTTCTCTAGCTCCGTACAATGAGGCAAATGTGAAAGTCTTACCTACATTTCTCTGGACCTTGTTTACTTTTGCCTTGGGTATATCAAAAATGGAGGCAGTTGTAAAAGTATGCAGATCCTCTCCAGCCCTCATTAGTTCAGCCATAACAGGCTCACCAGTCCAAGCTACAGCCATGCGTAACTCAAGCCCTGCATAATCCATATAGACCAGCACCTTGCCTTCACCTGCCTTAAACACTTTGGTAAGCTCTCTAGGTACCTGCTGCAGGTTGGTATGGGTGAACCTATCACCACCCTTACAGGCCCATCTACCAGATATAGCTGAGGATGGATTAAAAAATCCGTACACCCTTGGCCTGTTATATTTATGCAGAAAATTAATATGCTTTACAAGGTATCTGGCACGCTTGATCTGCCTAGCCCACTTGTTACCCTCCAGGGCTAACCTTACCAATGTTTCAGCATCTGAGGAAGATGTTTCCAGCAGTTCACAACATTGCTTTGGTGAGTTAGGATTGACAGGTAGGGAGGGTATAAGCTCTTCAGCCTCTCTCACAGCCTTTAATAACAGCTCCTGTACCAACTTCTGGTCAGCTGCTACACCTCTCCTAGAGTACTCTACAGCATATTTCAGATTGACCATATCCAGCTTATAAGATTCTGTCTCTTTGGCTTGTTCTACACGCTCGTATAGTTCACAAAGTCCTATAACATCCAAGGCAGCATACTGCAGCATCTCTTCAGTCAGTAAACCAGACCAATCAGCCTTTTGTAGCTCTTTTTTGTCAAGTGTTGCACACTCCTCTCTACGTATCTTACAGTACCTAAAACAGCTGTATAGGTCAAATTGGGCACCCTTGTTGAACAAGGCCAACCTGCTAAGGTAGATAGTATCATCCAAGTTATCGGGTAGCCATAGCTCATCTGTGGCGCAGTTGATGGTATGTAAGTCATAACTACCGTTATGAAATACCAGCTGGTAGGGCTTAATATGTCTCAATACAGTCTTTAGCGGTATGAATTTACAGTCTATGATTAGCGCATCTTCTGGCCAATGCTTTTGGTACAGCTGCACTAACCTGACTTCACCGTACAGGCCGCCATCTGTCTCACCTTCTTTAATAGCCGTTTCGGTATCCACGAATAGTGGTTGGTCCTTATCAATCTGAATATCTTCTGGCCAGTCTTCTACAGCCCTGATTAATGTATATTCCATAATTAAAATATTGCGTTCCTTATTGCAGAGTACTTACCATCAAAATCTACCAGTATACTCTTTGGTTGTCGTAACCTGTTGCTGTCTGTGTATACCTCTTCTGTGGTAAGCCCTCCAGTATAGCCCCTTGCCGTAACCCAATGGTCAGCCTTAACCTTGGGATAAGATCCTCTAGGGTGGTTCAGGCACACCCAATCACTTACGCTTTGTATGCCACAATTATATACTACCCTTAAGCTAGTATGTCCACCCCTTTTCTGGTGCAGGTGATAATTAACATTATCTACCTTCAGCCATTTCTGCTTATCCTCTTTACGCTTCACCAGCTCATGCTTGCTAGCCTTAGTTTTTAGCTTGGTATTCTCAGGTAGTGGGAACTCAAACCCACAAGTAGGACAGGCAGGTTTTGATATATGTACCAGGGTTGCACATACAGGGCATTTCCTCACAGGTGCGCTACCGTCACCCTTACGCTTTTTCTTGGGTACCAGTACATCATTAATAGGGCCTAACCTTTCCGTGTTACCGGCAAAGTCCAGGACCAAGCAGTGGTCCTTACCTGGGGATATTCGCAGACCTCTACCAACCATTTGTACGTGCAGCACTGCTGATTTAGTTGGCCTGAGTAATACTAGCAGGTCAACATTAGGAGCATCAAAGCCAGTCGTAACCATACCAACAGATACTAAAGCTCTAGTGCTGCCGTTCTTAAACTGGTTTATAATTTCTTCTCTGTCTTCCACTACGTCACTGTGTAGCGTGTCTGCCGCTATACCTTCAGCATTAAGTAACCTGCTGATGCGCTCCGCATGGGCTATATTGATGGCAAACACCAGCCATTTCTTATAGTTCTTACCATACTTCACGGTTTCTAGGCAGGCTTCTTTAGTAATGCTTTCAACATCAAAAGTATCACCCAAGTCCTTAACGTTGTAATCTCCAGCTGATACCTTCACCTTGCTAGCATCTAGCTGCATCTTGGTAGATATTGGTATTAGGTTGGTCAGGTAGCCATCATCTATGAGCTTGGTAAAGTTTGATACAGATGTCAGATCATAAGCTAAGTGGTCAAACAGGGTACTATTCTCATGGATAAAACCGTGGCCAGTTCTAAACACAGTAGCTGACATACCTGTTATCTGGCCCCTGTGCTTACTGAGCAGTGACCTATACATGCCACTGTTTTTGTGATTTACCGTGTGGCATTCATCTATAATAAACAGGTTTGTGAACTCGTACAGCTCAGGCTTACGATATACAGATTGAATACCTGCCACTGTTATTTGGCCTATGGTCTTACTCTTCAAGCCAGCACTGTAAAGCCCAATCTCATCATCTGGAAAAAATACTTGTAAGGAGGCATGGTCCTGCTGCAAAATTTCTCTGGTATGCGACAAGACCACTACCTTATTGTGCGGGTTATCATTCAGATAAGCGTGGATCATAGCGCCCATGATAACCGTTTTACCAGCACCAGTTGGAACAGCTACAACAGGCTTGGTACTACCCTCCTTGATAGCGTTGTACCAAGCCTCCACTACGTCCAACTGATATTGTCTCTTTTCAAATTTCATAGCATTCGTAGTCTTTGCAAGCCACTCTTTGGAACTTAGTTGGTATATGTCCTTTATACAGTGTGCAGTACCATTTACCCTCTTGTATCGGTCCTGCATGTTTACATGACCTGCAGCTTACTTCAGGTTTATCCGAGCCATTACATACATACTTGGCCGCACACCATTGGCAAGCATACCAGCCTGGGGGTAGGGTCTTTTTAAAAGGTACTTGGTTGGTAATGATCCACTCTGCTTTCCTGGTAAGATCTTCTGCATAGCCTTTGTCATAGCGCACACGCTCCACATACCACGCATCTGTATTCTTATTAACAGCTATAAACAAAGCTCTACTATATTTGCCAGCTTTCATATACGCTTGGCATTGAGCATAATACACTGGCCTGCCTACCTCCAGACCTTTCTTACACAGCTCCTTATACCCTTTGTCGTTTATGGTCTTCATTTCCAGAATATGCGGAGTCTTTGGAGCATCTGGCACGTTTTCTGCTACACCATCATTGTGGCCCCTGTAGTGCCCATTACACCCTATGTAACCTGTTTGCTCTCCACTAACCACTACCCCTATTTTGCGCAGCTCTGCTATGATTGCGGGTTCCTCTCTATGCCCTCTGTCAAACAGCCGCATGAGTTGGGCGTTAAACTTATCAGTGTAACACCATCTGAATTGGTACCAAAGATAACGCATACAGTGGTGGCCGATGCTACTCATACCTACATAGGTACGCTTATCGCCCTCATGCTCTACATCATCTACTAACCTTTGCAGTTGGGTACGCTTGTCTATAACAGTTATATCTACCATGTTACCCTCTCACCTTGGCTAAGGTACCTGTAGATTGTGGCGAGTTGGGACTCGTAGTAATGGGTCAAGTCTGTACGCCTTTTAAGCTCTATGACACACGCTCTTACAGCCTTACGCATATAAGCTACAGTGTAGTATTCTGTAAACTCATACTTCTGAAAAGGGTGTAGGTGCATCTCTTCAGGGGCTGAGTGGTTCCATATCATCCTAAGCGTGAAAAATAAGTGTCTAGTCTCCATATTTGCAGGCTGTACAAAAACACCTTTCCTAGTTCTCCACCTAAAGTTGGTGACTTCTTTCATGTTGGTTATATCTTTCATAGTATCCTCAAGTTATGGGGTAGCTCTCACTACCCCTTAAAGATTATTCCCAGGGTAATTTCTTACCTGCAGGTTTTTGTACCTCTGGCGGCGTGTCCACTACTGACTCCGGCTCTGGCGTAGTCTCTGGCTGATTAACCTGTGGAGGTGCCAGCTCTGCAGGCGGTGCCATTATATTGGCAGGACGATAACCACGCACCCTGTTGTTAATGTACTGAGGGTTGGTTTCGTCAATGGTAACATCTGCTTTAAACTGTAAACCGTGCAGTTCTGCAGAATCCTCTACAGCCATAACTTCACAAGCTTGACACAAGCCGTTAAAATCCTTCATACCATTGGCTGCCACGTTAGGGTCAGGGTGCCACAAGTTGAAGTTAAGGAACAAGGTCCTGCCTCTATAATCACCTTCGGCCACTTTACAGGTAACGGACAATCTGGAGTGAGCCTGACCCTTTACGAGTTTCTGCTCACTATGAGCTATAACCAGAATGTACTCACCTTCGGCTATAGGTGCAAAGTCAAAGGTCTCTTTGTTGTCTTCAGTGTTTGCTGCTCTTGGTAGTAATGCCATCTGTCTATTCTCCTTGTATCTTGTTAATGATGTAGCCTATATCAGGCTGTGTTATTTTGGCCAATTTTCCTGACCTGTCTTTTGCAATATACTGCAAGTCGTTATCAGTCTGCAGGTACCTGTAGTAGGAGCCGTCTGCCAGTTTACCCATTCGCATGACAAACAGCTCATCAAAGAAGAATGGCAAGCTCTGCAGTAATAACTGTCCAGGTACCCCAGGCTTATAGGTGACTGCCTTTGTTACTTCGTCTACCTCCTTTTTTAGCTTGCAGCTAAAATATACGTGTTTAGATGTAAGGTCCCTGAAATTACGTATAAGGATGGCCATATCATCAGCCATAACACCATACGCCTGTCTAGGATCTTTAGTTTTTTTCTTCTCTTCTGTAAGCAAGACTTCGGCTATTTCAGACAAGCTATCTATACAGACTGTAGTGTACTGGTTAGCCTCCTGGGATTGTGACAACCACTTGTAAGCATCCAGACACTCTTTCATAGTATTGACCACTATAACAGGTAGCTTTTCATCTGCCAGCGATAGCAGGCCAGCTTCAGCTGATATAATTATAGGGTTTGGTGCAGTCTTGCACAGAGTAGTCTTACCCATACCAGCCTCACCATAGATGCAGAAATTCACACCATTCAAAGCTATGTCATCAGTGTAAGTAATTTTCATTTCTTTATCTCTATGGTAGGTAGTCCTTCATTAGCTATGATAGCATCCCATAAGGCGCTGTCTGCAGGTAACTTCTTATGAGCTGCTGTCAAGCTTGGCTTGGTCTTGATACAGCCTCTCTCCTCATCACTTAAGTAATCCCAGACAGATTTTAAGGCTGGAATATCCAAGCGCTTATTCAGCACTGTAGCGATGACCACATCAGTGCCCTCTACATTAATCTTATGGCGTGACTCACCATGCGGACCTTCCCCAAGGAGATCTTTTACAAGCTCCTTACGTAGGTTACGTTCATCCTCAATCATCTGCTTCATACGTGTATTCAGTATGTACCAATCCTTCAGCTTTTCGAGCATATTTAATACCTCATGTAGTTGTGATCAGCTTTAGGCTATTCCCTCAGCTGGTCCTGGTAATATAATAAAATAGACGATACAGGTCAACATCTATTTTATTATGGTTAAGTATCAGTTTTATTGATCAGTCAGTAGTGCCTGTTCGTTATCACCATTGGTAATACCTACTGCTGACATAGTCACGAAGTCTTGATCACACCTATTAAGCATCCTTATAGCCTTCAGCAGTATTCTGGTAACGTCACCCTCAGTATCTACAAGGTCTTCTTTCATACGTTCTAACTGGATGATCCTTGCGGGTTCCAGTAACTGTGTCTCAGCTATGGTGTGTAGTCTCTTTATCTTGTTAGACTTTCTCCTAAATCCTGACTTGGTACGCTCCAGCAAGTCCCTCATTAGCTTTTTTATATCTTCACTAACGGAACATACCTGATATTCCTCACCTCTGATATGCTGAATTTCATAGGGTGTATCATGTTCTGCAGCAAATACCTGAGACATGGCGAAACGGTTCATCTGACCTCTAAGAGCTGCCCTATCTCTTATGTACTTGATCCAAGTAGGTTCATTACCTCTAGTGATTGGGTCTACGGTATCAGGGGCACCAACTCCACCAACTCCTACCATCCACTCTCCTAATTCCTTCGCTGTCAGTACGGTACCCACTGGAAATACTGATATAAATTCATGTACTGCGCTCTGTATCCATTGGTCTTTAGTAGCCATTATTTCACTTCTCCTTTTAGTTCTTGTTTTAGTTGTCTGTAACCTTCTAATTTTTTGTCTAGTTCCTTAAAAGTATGTTCCCATGAGTCCCACGCTATCCCTGTGCAGTTACTATCTTTTGCTCTCATATCGTGGTACTTTCGTATTTGATATTCCTGGAGCTTTATAAGAGTACTGATAAGCTCCAGCTTTTTCTTCACTGACCATCTTGTAGCCATCAGTCTTTCACCTCCTTTATATCGTCAAAGTAATCTGTAATCTTTCCACCGAACATGGAATCAAAGGCCACCAAAGCATTAATAAGCTTACGTATATCTTGCTTATACTTAAAGATGTTTACCAGTGTTTCAGCTTCTGGCTCCTCTTTTACCAGCTTAGTGTACTTAATGACAGTCTTCTCCAGCTTCCTGGTATTGGTCCTTAACTCGTTCTCCAGGTTATCTACCTTAAGGCCCAGGTCTTCAGCCTCTTTCTTATCCTCAGCAGCCTTAAGGCGTGCCTCTTGCTCCTTCTGCATCTGCTTAGTCCAAATCTTACCCTCTCTTATAGTGGAATTGAAAGCCATCTTGATGCCATCTACAGTGAGCCTGCCACTTGTCCTAGATGGATCTGTAGCCCTGCGTTTATTGGTATATTTGGCACGCATAATAATAGACTCAGCCAGTGGTACATGCTGCTTTTTAGGGAACAGGTCTATATTCTCCTTCAGGAGTGTTAAGAAAGCAGCCTGATGCCCTGAGTTAGGGAACAGTTTAAGTGCTTTACCATCTATCTTAGCTATTAAGGCTTTCTCTGCAGCTTCCCTGATATCTTCTCTTTCCTGCTTGGCTTTCTCCTCCTCCTCTGCTTTGATGGCTGCTGCTGCCTGCCTCTCCTCTTCCTCTAGTGCTTCCTCCTCAGCTCTAAGCCTGTTCTGCTCCTCCCTCTCTAGCTTTTTCTCTTCTGCCTGTACCTTGGCTGCCTCTGCTTCCTCCTCATCCTTGGCTGCTTGGATAGCTGCTGCTGCTTCTTCCTCAGCCAGTCTTTCAGCTTCTGCTTCCTCTGCTTCTATTTCAGCCAGTCTGTCAGCCTCAGCCTCTGCAGCTGCTTTCTCTGCCTCAGCTGTTGCCTGCTCTGCTTCCAGGTTCAGCCTATCCAGTACCTTGTTGACTATGGTCAAGGTGGTGCCATCAGCCTTGAGGGACTTGAGGGCTTCTTCTACACCTCTTTTACTGGTAGAGCCTCCAGTGAATTTAGAGAGTAACCGTTCTCCTAATCCCTCACCTTTGTTTATTGTGTTTAGGCATTGCGTCCACTGCGGTTTAGTGTCCACAATTGGGGACACCTTGCTAACCTCCTGGAATTGCTCATAATTTTTATATTTTAGTAATTCATAGGCCAGAAACTCTGTACTTGCTGCCATTGCATCCTGAACGGCAAAGGCTGTAGCTCCCTTCTGTGTCATGTTTTCTCTGGCCATAGTCTGAATCATACCCATGGTATCCAGTTGCATGACCTTTGCGTCTACTTCCTTGAGGTCAAGTTTACGCATAGCTTCCAGCCTGTGGTGGCCTGCTGCCAGTTCGTACTGACCACCACCTATAGCCCTCATGGGAAGTACACCAAAGTCTGTTAGCTCCTTGTAAGACTGTACCAGCACATCTACTTTGTCCCAATCTATGGGGTCTATATCAAAGTTTCTGTGTGGATTTGGTTTGATGTTTTTAATGTTTACTTTTTTAGCTACGGCCATTTTAGTATCTCCTTTTTGAATTTCCATAATATTACTCCATAATTGTAAATACAGCAAATGTTAATTTAATAATTGTTCTGCTAATTCTAAAGTCATCTCTAGTGTTGGTGGTATCAGCTGCAGGTTGTTTTGAGGTGTGTATGTGCCCTCTATTTGTTTCCTCCATCTTGCTCTAAATGAGCCTTTTTGAAAGGCATGTACCTCTGCCTTACCTATACACTCAAAGCATACACAATTACCATCTTGGTTGTATTGGTATTGTAACTTAACGGTAAGCTCAGTATAGGTGTGGCAGTGTGTACAGTAAAAGGTAGCCATTAGTTCTCCCTATGTGTACAGCGTGTCAGGGTTAATACTTCCTTGTGGATGCTGTCTATGATAACCTTGGCTATTATGTCAGCTGCCATCTTTACCACTACTTCTCTAGGTATCTCTTTTGTATCTTCTACTAATTTCTCCAACTCATTGGATAGCGCCATTGTTTCTCCTTATCGTAGTTTTGGACCATTTAACCTTACCACCTACAGTGCCTTTGAATTGTTCTGGTTCCTCAAAAGACACTAACGAAGTCAGATGGTAGTGGTTGCAATTAGGACATAAGTAGTATCTTTTTTCATCCCTTTCCTTTTTTATACAGTTAATCAATGCTGCGCTAGCTCTGGAACTATCCTCATATTCTATCTTACCTGTAGTACACACTGTGTTTCTCCTTTTGTTATATTACTTTTAAAGTATTTAATTAGTATCAATGTAAACGTTTCTGCATGACTAGGACTGTAGCTGTCATCTGGCTACCATATCCAATATGTTATTGGGTAGCTTGTCTTCTGGCCCTAGTAGCAGTCCAGGATGTTCTGTAGGGTGGCCTATATGACCACCCTTTTTAAAATCTATTTAACAGTCTTTTTAAAAGCCCATGTAGTGGCCGCCTGGACGTCTATTAAGGACATACCCTTGTGCCGCAGCACCCTGGTTATGTGTGCCAGCAGGTTAAGTTCACCCGCTGTTACATGGTTTATCTTGTGTTCATGGTCCAGGGCTGCTATCAATCTGCATTTCTCAGTCATTGTTGATTCTCCTTAAGTGGGAGCCTTTCGGCTCCCTTTGTGGTTTATCTTCTGTCCCAGATCTTTTGTGCTTCATCTATACCGTCTTCAGTCAGCGCCCAACCTGTGCCGTCCATTTCATGGTCCACTATTAAGTCCTTATCTTCTAATGAAGCCATCAAACCAGCAGCTACATGCTTTGAAAATCCAGTTCTCTCTGATATAACCTGCCTGTCAAACCATGAGTAATTGTCCTCATGCAGATCTGAGGGTACACTGCCACCCATGCCACTTAAACCGTTTTGGGTTATTGCTTCAAGTGCTTTTGATTCTTTTGTAGTTAATTTCATTGTCTAGTCTCCTTAGTGTTTAGTGGGTTATTCCCGTTTCGATGCCTGTTACTATACAGCACCCTGCAGCCCTGTCAAGTATAAAAACAAAAAAAAAAGCCCTACACCTAAAAAAGATGTAGGGCCTTAAGATTAAGCTTGCTACGGTTACGCTGTTACTACCTCTGGTTGATCACGTGTATTCTCACCAGCTTCATGCAGAGTGATACCATTAGCAACTGCATAGAGTGCAGTGTAAGCAGTATTCATCTTACGCATGGCTACAGCAGCTTTGTCCTTTGAAGTAGCCTTAATGGTACCAAGAACAGCATCAAAACATTCCTGCTTAGTAGGATCACCGTCAATAAACAGGGCCACCATGACCTCCATAGCTTTACCACCAATTGATTTACTAGTGACAGCTGCAGGTTTGGCAGGCAGTACAATCTCATTAGCTTTGCAAAAAGAAGTAGCCATAGTTTTGACACGTACCAAAGTGGCTCCGTCAACTTCATCCATAATCTCTGCGCAGACTGCCTCAAACTGAGCGTAATTCTCTACAGATTCCCATTCGGAGTTCTCGACAATAGGCTTAAGAGCAGCAGTTACAGTTTTGGGGTCCACGATAATGCCCAAGCTCAGGGCGATGTCATTATACATCTTCTGCAGTTTGCTAAAGTCAACTCCTGCGTCAAACATATCACGCTTTATCTGGTCTTCAGTGGCATTGGCTTTGTAACCTGCTTTGATAATATTTACAATTTTCTTTTCCATCCTGTGTATCTCCTGTGTTCGTTTTTAAGGTTTAGTACTACGGTAAGCCCATACCTTAACAACTACCCTAAAATAACGCAACCCCTTAATATACTTTAACCCACAAACCTACCAACACCTACCAAGTACCAAGCTTAACCCTCCAGAATTATTACATAAATTATAAGTTGACATTCTCCAGAGTCCAGATTATTATGAGGGATTCTATAAAAATAAGACTGTGCCAGGAGTGGGTAGCCTAGCTAGCTATCGACTTTTGGCACTCTTGGCACAGTTCTTAATAACCTCCCAAAAGGTCTTAAATGATAGACAAATATAACAAAGATGTCACACCAGCAATTCCTGCAGTAATAGAAAAAAATATACCACAAGCTTTAAAAGACCTGGACCAATGGTGCCTATGGCGTTATACCTGGAAAGGTACCAAGTGGACAAAACCACCTCTAAATGAACACGGCGCACGTGCCAACCACGCTACAGTAAACCTACCCTTTAAGACAGTAGTCGCAATTCACAGAGCTAATCCAAGTGTCGGCATTGGCTTCTCATTGCGTGATACTGATGACTTTTGCGGCCTGGATATAGACAACTGCCTAGATAAAGACCAGCACCTCCTGCCCGAATTTAAGCCCCTCATGGACGATTTACCGGATACAGTAGTAGAAATTTCTCCATCTGGACAGGGCATTCGTGTGTTAGGCACTGGGAAGATTCCCAACATAAATAACTCGAAAATTGCCCAATTTGAGGCATATAGCTCAGGCCGATACTTGACTATAACCGGCAACACAAACGGCACGGCTGGCAATCCTCTCATGGATCTGACCAAGTATGTGGCCAAGCATTCCAAGCCAGTCAGCTCCTTAAGATCTAAGGTCACAGGCATACCGGATATAGATATAGAACACTTCACCCACTATAAAACCATCCTGGAGCGCATACCTTATATGCCTAACGAGGGTTATCATGAATGGCTAGATGTTGGCATGATTATCCATTATGAGCTGGCAGGGTCCAAGAGAGGGCTGGAGATCTGGACCGAGTGGAGTACCAGCAGTTCTCACTATGACCCTTACGAGTGTGGCCAGAAGTGGTTGACCTTCAAAGGCAACAAAAAACCCTTGACCATAGGTACAATGCTACAACGTACCAAGGTCTATGAGGGTGAGATTATGGCACATGACCTGAGTAGCCAGCGCATCAGCGCAGCTACCTTGTTAAAGACCAAAGCCAAGCCTAGGAAGTTTGTAGTAGAACCACTGTTCTTGAATGAGTCTTTCAATATGATCCATGCACCCACTGGATTAGGTAAGACCAACTTTGCCATGAGTCTGGCCGCCTGTTTAGCTGAGGGTAAAGACTTTTTGAAGTGGAAAATACCAGCCAAAAAGCGTATACTATATATAGACGGTGAGCTGTCTATGAATGGATTACAAAGGCAGGTCCAGAACAATGCTGGAGCGTGTGATATTAGTACCATAACTGGCGTATTCGATTTTATTACACCAGATCTTTTACCAAATGGTGGCATGGAGAACTTGACAGATCCATTAAAACAAGCCTGGATTAATAGGCATATAGCAGACCTCAAGCCCCATGTAATAGTATTTGATAGCCTGCTGACTTGTTTTCAAGGTACCACAGAGAGCCAAGAGACTTGGGAAAGTATACAGGCGTGGATGATAAAGCTACGTAAGGACGGTATCTGTGTTATCCTTATTCACCATGATAATAAGAGTGGCAAAGAGCAGGCAGGCTTTTCCAACAAGACCATAGTTATGAACCAAATAGTCCACCTTACAGCTACTCCAGAGCATGACCAGTCTACAGGCATGATGATGCACTTTGAGTTTATGAAGCACAGGGACTTGATAGGTGCAGAAATAGAGGTGTTTGAACTAGGCTACCGTACCAAAGGGGGTACACTCAATAAGATAGAATGGTACTGGAACAAAGAGAATGAGGCTCAAACCAATAGTGACATAGAAATGTATAGAGATGGACACACATTTGCAGAGATAGCTAAGGAAAGGGGTGTAGGTGTACCAGCTATTAGTAAGAGGTTTAAAAAGTATGTAGTAGATGGTATGATCAGTGAGGATGAGCTACCAAAGCCAGGGCAATACAAACGTAAGCTGAAGGGTATGGCTGTTTTTGATAAGCCTACCAGTAAAGAAGATGAGAGTAATAAATAATGTCCATGCAACAAAAAAATGCACTGTTACCAAATGGTAACTTAGTTGTTACCGTTTGGTAACACTTTTTTGGGGGGTGTTTTTTTAGGCAACAATGGAAACAATGGTGCGCAAAAGGGTGTATGTATATAATATTATTATTATTATTTTAAAGAGGCCCCAGGCAACAATGAGGAAACAATGAGGCAACAATGGCAACAATGGTATAGCATTGTTTCCTCATTGTTGCCCCATAGTTGCCTGGGCAGGAAACAATGGGAAACGTAGTAGCAGTAAGGGTTTCAGCCGGTTTAGAGGGCATTGTTTCCATTGTTGCCCATAGTTGCCCCCCAAAAAATATGACCAAAGTCGTACAGAAAGAGGTATAGGCTATGACGGATACAGGTACCAGATTAAACACAATGGCACTAAAAGCCTTTCAAGATGGGGAGGAGATAGAGCGCAGCGCTAGAGCTATGGCTGATATCATACCCCATCTGGATTGGTTAGGTAAAACCAGGATGCACATAGCAGCTTACTTCAAGGTACCTACATTCTTATTGGAAAAGGCTATGAGTATCAATGAGAATCTTAACTTCTTGGTACTGTTGATAGAACAGGAGGCCCTGATAGAGGGTTTGGAAGAGTTGAGGTTTATGCAGCTGGATAAGAAGGCCAACCCTATGTTGGCTAAGTTGAGGTTTGCAGCTCTGCATGGTGTCACTGAGCGTACAGCTGAGAAGAAAATAGAGGATGGTGTAACCAAGGTGCCTATTATTAATTTTAGTGTGAGAATGGAAGATGATTAACGGCAGGAATAAAGGTGCTGCAGCGGAGAGGGAGGCAGGTAAGTGGTTAAAGGAGCAGTTTAACCTACTTAAAGCCCCTGAAAGAAACCTGGAACAGGTCCGGTCAGGTGGATATGATTTGGTAGGGTTCTACCCATTCGCTGTTGAGGTTAAGAGGTGTGAGGTGTTGGCTTTACGTGATTGGTGGCTGCAGGTAGTGCAGGCTACGGATGGTTACATGGTGCCAGTGGTAATGTACAGGCAGAATAGGTGCAAGTGGCAGTTCCTGGTATCAGCCAAGAATATTGGCCTGGATACAGGCTACATACACCTAGAGGCCAGAGAATTTGTTATGTGGGCCAAGGCTGTAATGACATGAAAGGAGATAATGTGATGATTAATATTAAAAATATACCAGAGGTGACTTCTTCGAAGTCAGCAACATTATGGATATAGTACTCAGTAAGCCGCAAGCCGAGGCTATGAGTTCTAAGGCTAAATCCATAGCAGTCGTTGCTGGCTTCGGCTGACTGGTTCAGGTAAGACTGAGTTTGCCTTATTCAGGATGTTGGCTACCATGTTTGAGAATCCTAAAGCCGATATGCTGTATCTAGCGCCTACATACCCACTGATTAGAGATATTTGGTACCCTAAGATTGAGTCTTTCTTAGATGACTTGGGACATGGGTACTTTATCAATAGGGGTGAGAATACTATCAAGGTGCAGGGAGCTGGTAAGATCTTTTGTAGGACAATGGAACACCCTGGTAGGATCATTGGTTTTGAAGTGTTGGACGCTTTTTTAGATGAGTTGGACGTGCTTACAGAGGATAAGGCCGTAGAGGTGTGGCGTAAGACTAAGGCCAGATGTAGACAGAAGATAGATGGTAAGCCTAATCAAATGTACGTTACCACTACACCAGAGGGATTCAAAGCCACGTATAAGCTGTTCAAAAAGGACCCCCTACCAGGATCACACCTAATACAGCTGAGTACATACAGCAATGCACATAACCTGCCAGACGATTACATAGATGAACTGAAAGACAACTACCCTGCCAACCTCATAGAGGCGTACATAAATGGGGTGTTTATCAATCTTAAGAATATGCCAGTATGGGCTACCTATGATGAGAATAGTAACAATAGTAGAGAACGTGTTAAGAAAGCAGATACCCTCCTTGTGGGCATGGACTTTAATGTGGGCCGTGGTTGTGCTGTTATTTATGTCAAGCGTGGTTGGTCTGTACACGCTGTGGATGAGATCTACAATAGTTACGACACACCCGACACAATCCGAGTACTTAATGAACGCTACCCAGAGCATGACATTACGGTGTACCCCGATGCCAGCGGAGGTAGTAGAAAATCAGTTAATGCTACCACATCAGATCTGGCTATCTTGCGTGAAGCTGGGTACAAAGTAAAGACCTTAAAGAAGAATCCCAACATTAAGGACAGGGTAATGGCTACTAATAGGATGTTCTGCAATGGCCATATGGAGAGGAACCTGTTTGTAAATAAGGATACGTGTCCAAGGTTGTCAGCTGCCTTAGTAGAGCAGATATATGATGACAATGGCCTACCTGAAAAGGGTATAGGCAAATACGATGATATGACGGATGCAGGTAGCTACCCCATAGCTTATCTGTATCCTATTAAGAAGTCCAACACTAAGAGAATGGAGTTATGATTATGGCATTCGAATATGAGACTAAAGATGTAGGAGGCGGTACCAAGGTTGTGGCCGGTAGGAATGATGCTGATTCAGTTACTAGTAAGAGTGCTGATGTACAAGAGTGGCAAGACAGATCCAGGCTACCCAGGACATTGATGCAAGGCACCTATGGTATGAAAAAAGCCGGTAATGAGTTCCTGCCTAAGCATAATCTGGAGTCAGACCCTGCTTATATAGGTAGGCTCTCCAGATCCACACTGCTCAATGCTTTCAAAAAGACTGCCTCATTCCTGTCTGGTCAGGTGTTCCAGTCTGATATTGTGTTTGATGATGGTGTGGACCCTATCTTTGAGGAGTGGGCCAAGGCGATTGACTCTAAGGGTAATAGCCTGGATGTATTCGCTAAGAGGGCCTTTCAGAATGGTACCTCTAAGGGTGTATCTCACATCTTTATAGACGTGCCTGTCAAGTCTGCCGATATTGTCAGCCAGCAGGATGAGAAGGACGCAGGCATAAGGCCCTATTTCAAAGAGATTAAGCCAGAGGATGTACTAGGTGCTATTGTTGATGAGGATGGTTTCTTGGTACAGGTCAGGATAGCTGAATCAATAAAGAAAAGGGTAGGCAGATACGGTACAAAGACAGTACAGAGGGTACGTGTATTAGAGCCTGGCGTATGGGAGCTGCACGAGATAGACAGTACAGGTGCTGCTGTTGTAGTAGACAGTGGTGTGTTTTCCGTGCCCATTATACCTTTTGTGCCCTATATCCCAGGTGATGAGTGGACCATTATTACAGGTGAGACTCCGATCATGGACCTTGCAGAATTAAATTCTAAGCACTGGCGTAGTATGTCAGATCAGGACAACATTCTGTCAGTAGCCAGGGTGCCTATTCTGTTTGGTAAGCATATAGAGATAGAGAAAATGCCTGTAGGCACTGCTACTATGGTTACTTCTGAGGAGGATAGCGCAGATATGAAATTTGTGGAGATCCAGGGTAATGCTATCAATGCCGGTAGGGAGGATATTAAAGAAACTGAGGCACAAATGGCACTGTATGGGCTGCAGCAGCTGGTACCACGTACAGGCAATATCACAGCTACAGAGAAAGCTTTGACCAGTGCAGAGAGTAACAGCTCATTGGGTACTTGGGCTACAGAGTTTGAGTCTGTACTCAATGCTTGTTTTAAGATAGCTGGTCAGTTTATGAACGTGGAATGGCCTGATAATGGGGTAGCTGTCAACAAAGAATACAACTTTGGTGTAGCAGATCCTTCGGAGCTGTTGGCTATCCTTAAATCTCAGGAGCAGGGTGTTATATCAGCGCAGGCTACCTTTACAGAGTTCAGGCGTAGAGGTATCTATGACGAACATCTTACCTGGGATGATATGGAAGCTGATTTAGAGCAGGAAAAGCGTGACAGTGTGGACATGGCACGCATGGCAGGCGCTGCCTTTGGTGATGCTCCTGGTGATGCTGGAGGTGACGATAATACAGGGGATAAGGACAAGTAATGAATAAAGAGCAGACGATAACCACATATAGGTACGTCAATCAGCGGTATGCTCTTGATCGTTTTGAGGATGCCGCTTTGGAAGATCTTAGTAAATACTATACTACAGCCCGTAAGAAAACAGAGGCTGCTATCAATAGGGCTATAAAGAAAAATCTGGACCTGAGATCTACCAACAGGCTCAAAGCTCTTTTGGCAGAGATTGACGATAAAATAGAGCAGCTGACAGAGGCTGTTACTAAACCTGTGGCTGAGGCAGCAGGAGAGGCAGGAGCGTATAGTTATCGTAATACTAATGATATTTTATCATGGGACGGTGCTGTTGATAGCTTTGATAATGTGGCTATGTCAGCTAGTCAACTAGCTACCATTGCCGCAACAGAGACACTAGGAGGGCATACGTTAGATGGTTGGTTGTGGTCTGCTCTTAATGAGGAGAACCAAGCACTAAAGGCAGAGATAGCACAAGCCAGGATTAGAGGCATAAGCTATAAAAAGATCATGGCAGAACTACCCGCCAGATACAACAACCTGCTGGCAGGTGCCGATACTAAGCGTAATCTGGAGACTGTGGTTAAGTCCTACATACAGTCGATGAATGCTAAAGCACACAAAGATATTTATGAGGCGAATAAAGATGTTATTAAAGGGGTTGAGTGGTCTGCTATCATGGAGAATGGTAACACCAAAACGGGGCGAGGGACGTGTTCACGCTGTATGTCACTCGATGGCATGGAGTATGATACTATTGACAGTGGTCCTAATTGTCCGTTGCATCCAAGGTGTAGATGTATGTATCTGCCTGTTACGAAAAGTTGGAAAGAACTTGGTTTCACTGATGAAGAGACAGAGGAACTAGGTACCAAGTATAATAAGTGGTATGAGCGTGACATGACAAAGGAATATTATGTACGTGGGCCTAAGAAAGGGCAGCTTAAACCACCATCCAGGCAGATATTGGACTACGGAGAGACTAGCGATGACTTTGCAGGCTTTTGGGCTACTAAACCTGAGTGGTGGCAGGATAATGCCATAGGTCCACGGAGGGCAGATCTAGTTAGGGCTGAGGTTGTAGATTTTGATGAATTGGTGATCTATGATAAGAATTACCAAAAGCTAGTAAACAAGAAACTAGGCAAAGACTATGAATTGGGTGATCAGATTTTAGTAGAGGATTTGTATACTATCTATGGTGGCAGACCTATACCAAAGGGTACCTCTAAACCAGTACCAAAACCGGCACCTAAGCCTGAAGTATTTAAAACTAAGCACCCAAGCGCCCAAGCATTGTATGATAACGCCCCAAGTAAGTACCAGACACAGTATTACAGAAACGCTTTAGCTGCTGATAGTGATTATGTGTTGAATAAATTAGATACATCAGAAGGTCCTTACTATCTGGACAGTAGTAAGCTTATAAACATGAATCCCGGACAGGATTCCATACAAAGTGCTGTAACCTTCATCCATGAGTTTGGGCATAGGACTGACTACAAATACTATGATAAGATGGCCCCAAAATGGGGTGAGACAACCTTATACAGAAATAGTATCACGGCTACCCCCAAGTTCCAGGAGGCTTCTAAACTGGACGCCACCTGGATTAATAATGCACAGAAGAGGGAAAAGTCGTTGTTTCCTCCACCAAAAGGTAAGAGGTACAGTAGACGTACTTGGGACGCATCTAGGGAGGATTACAGGATGAACACTTACGGTGATATAACCCTTATAAAAGAGGGTACTGTCACAGAGAAGTTAAATGCTATGGTAACAAAGGGGCTTAAGGATGAAGACCAATATTTACTAGATATTACCAACAATACTATAAAAGAGTTCCGAGACAATATAACTGGAGGGCTTATTACAGAGGCTGGAGTGAATCACGCTGAACAGCAGGCACTGATAGCCCTACATAGTTATGCTAAAAGTGGAGCTGACAGCTTTGTATTACGTGATTGGTTAGACTCTTTTAAGAGTCTATTTGCCACCCACAATATAACGCAGGACACATTATTACTGGCTGATTCTATAGGTGGTACAACAGCAGAGAAGTTCTTCGGCTACGGACATGGGCACGCCTATTACACGGCATACCCTACTCGTAAGGCTTCCGAGACTTTTGCTAATATGTTTGCATTATCGGGCGATCCTAACGCAGTGACCTTTTATAAAAAGTACCTGCCCAAACAGTTTAAGTTATTCACAGAGTTTACAGAGGTGTTATAAATGAAGCTAACAGGCAAAACATGGGCGACAATTAACGTAGAGTATTACAAAAAGTTTCGAGAATATTTCCCTACACTAAACTTAACAGAGGAGCAGACTAAGTATGTATTTGATGAGGCAGTAAAGGCAGTAGAAGGTAGTAGAGGTGCTGTTTCCTCCAATGAGGTATATAGTACAAAAGCAGATTACTAAACACAGGAGGTAGCAACAAGATGAATGTTAGTGAGATACTTAGTATTTTACGCAACCCGTATGGGATAGGTGAGGCTATCCAAAGACAAGCAAGAGTAGAGGGGGCATACTTAATTGAGACCCAAGAGCGTGACCTGAAAGAGTTAAGAGAAAGGGTTCTTGCCTTTAAGAAAGCTATGGAGCATATCTTAAAGGCTTCAACAGTTGATTACTAAAACACAGGAGGTAGTGAGATGAAATACGTATTAACTGAAAATGGTAACATTAAAATGACCGATGGCAAGCCTACTGTAAAAGATGGTGATAAAGAGTTCGGTATTGATGCCATAGGTGCGCAGACCAAGATAACCACCATTACAGCTGAGAGTAACGACAGACGTAAAAAGCTTGGAGAGGCTAACACATCCTTGGAAGCGTTCAAGGGTATCGAAGACCCTAAAGCAGCTATAGCAGCTCTGCAGAAGGTAGGTTCTATGGATAAGGACCAAGCAGCTGCTCTGGATAAGATGAAGCTTACAGTAAATACAGCCTGGGAAGCTAAAGAAAAGGAATGGGGCACAGAGAAAGAGACCCTCAACAGTAAGCTGTTTGATGCTACTGTAGGCGCTCAATTTGCTACCAGTAAAGTGATCAAAGGTACTGTGCTGCCTGCTGATATAGCCAAAGCAACCTTCGGTAAGCACTTCAATGCTGATGGTACAGCAAATGATGCAGCTGGTAATCAGATCAATTCCATAGCCAAACCTGGGGAGCCTGCCGGTTTTGATGAAGCTATGGAGCATATCTTAAAGGCTTATCCTGACAGAGCCTCTATTATGAAAGGATCTGGAGCCAACGGCAGTGGCGGTTATCAAACAGGTGACGGTCAGGGAGGTACTTCGGTCAAGACTGCCGGTCAGAATATCGCTGAGGGCCTGAAAGCACAAGGCATTTAAGGCGTAACTATCTGGTATTATTGACGATAAAAAAGGTTGCAATTACTCCAATATTCGGTATAATGCGATCTATTAAAATGTCCACAATTGAGCCTGAATAGGCACTTTGTGGGCCATAAACTATGAGTAAGGCCACCTGAATAGGGGCCTTACGCTCTGCTGAATAGCGGCATACTTCACAGCCTAAACAGGCATACGTGAGGTATGCCGCTTTTTTCGTTTAAAGGAGATTTTATTATGGGTGTAAAAACACTTGCAGAATTTATTAAGTTGACCAGGGACCAGCTGATTGCTGGTGTAGCAGAAGAGATCCTGACCACCAACCCTATGTTTATGCTCATGCCATGGCAGGGCTATGCAGGGTCAGGTATCAGTACTAACCGTGAAGCCGTCCTTGGTGACGCTGACTTTTACGGCCTGGATGATACCATTACGGCTAAGGCACCCTCTGAGGTAGAGCAGATCTTATTCAGATCTACCAGAATCATAGGTGATGCTGAGTTGGACAGGCTGCAGCTTGCTGAGTCTGGATCTGATATTAACGATCTGATGGCTATTGAGGTTGCCAGTAAGTCCAAGTCTGTTGGTCGTAAGATCCAGGAGGGTATGGCCCTTGGAACTGGTACAGATCCACAATATAACTCCCTGCATAGCATGATTGACTCTGGTCAGTATGTTACAGGTGGTGCTGCAGGTAGTGGAGCTATCTTTGGTTATCTTGATGCAGCTATGCAGAAAGTACTGTCTAAAGATGGTTACTGTGACTGGATCATGTTACATGGTCGGGATGCCCTCCAGCTCAGGAATGAGTACAGGTCCTTGGGTGGCGTGCCTATGATGGAAGTTACCTCTGGTAATCGTACCATTCAGGTAATGGAATTTAACGGTACTCCTGTGTTCACCAACAACTGGCTGTCTGTAACCGAGACTGCTGGCGGTGCTGCTCTTACCACTGGTGTACTCAGCTCTATCTATGCCGGTAACTTTGACGATGGCACTAAGAAGGTCGGTGTCTCTCTCATCTATCCGCAGGCTATTGCTTCGGGTATTCAGGTAGATGTTATTGGTGACAAAGAGACCAAGGATCAGTCTATAGTACGTGTCAAGTCTTACAGTAACTTTGCCTCCTTCAATAAGGTTGGTGTTGCTCGTGTTACTGATATGACAGGTGCATAAGAAACTGTCCACGTAGTTCCATAAAGCCCTGCCCTCTCCTGGGCAGGGTTCTTTCACAGGAGTTATACACATGGTAGCAATAATTCAAGAAGAGAAAACTGTTAAGCTTTACTGGCCTCACCGTGTAGATACATCTAACGGTATGGAGCCATCAGCCTTTGGTGTCAAGTTGCACCTTGGTAATGGTGGTTATTATATCGGTGAGATGCCTGCGGAAAGGGCAGCTGTAGAGCTTGCACGTGATGGTAAGGCTTTTGTAGAGTTCTTGCCTGAAACTGCAGAGGAGCCTGTAGGCGATCCTGTTGACGATGAGGAATAAACGCTATGAGCGAACACGATCTTGCTATATCTAACCAATATGAACTAAATGCCAAAAGCCCTAAGATTGTTGCTGTTGTAGATGAGACAGTAATGAACATGGCAGTAGGTAAAGAGTTTAACCATTCACTGCAGGAATACCATTATGGATTCTCTGCCGGTATGGGTAGAGTATCAGAGAACGCTGAAGCTGTACTAGGGGAAGTATTAGACTACTTCCAAGTACAAGGCAATGGAGATCAGGTTCATATAGGCTTTGCTGGTGGTGCTCAGTTAGCTGGTATTACATCTATCCAGGTCACTGTAGGTGAGCTTGATATACCCCTTACGTGGAACGCTGGAAACACCAATTACGAGTCTGCTGAGATCCCTGGTATAGGTGACTTGGCTAGTAGGATGGTTGGTGGAAGATACCCAATGACCTTAACGGATACGACATGATACCAGGACGGAGTTATAAGCTCAGACCTCAGAAGATGGGGCAGGGCTTTGGTAAGGCTAACGTCTTTGTACCAGAAGGCTACTTAGTCCATCTTGTACTTGTCCCTGCGGATGGTGCTGGTGGTGCTGGTAACAGCGGCTATCAACGTGGCGGTAGTGGTTCACTGACCCCAAATACCCTGTACGGAGAGGACATATACCAACTATTTCCTTTCGGTGCAAATTGGTGCAGACTAGCACTAGGCGTGTCACTCGTTGAACAATTAGGGAAGGCACCGAAGATACGTTTCCCTAATCACAGTGCTGTATGGGCAACACTGCAAGACCAGACAGGCAGTGGATACAGCTATGGCGGATTGGTCACAGACATACAGGCTTATCTATTGGCAGAAGTAGGTAACTCAGTGCCAGTGGAAATTACGAATGGTGACGTATAATGATTACAGTAGGTGTAGATACTTATGTAACAGTCCTTGAGGCAGACACTTATTTTGCTGCCAGGTATGGTTATGAGAGTTGGGCCTTACTCGATGAGCCAACCAAAGAAAAGGCCCTAATATCTGCTGCACAGCAGCTGGATTTACAGTGTGCTTGGTACGGCTCTAGGGTAGACGATGAGCAGTTGCTAGCTTTTCCTCGTACACCTGATGCTGACCCCGTACCACAAGCTATCAAAGATGCACAGTGTGAGATAGCTTTTGCTATAACTACCACTGGTAGTACTTCTACAGATGGCGGTGATCCACTAACAGAGCTTAAAGCTGGTTCTGTTACTCTTAAATTTGAGGCCAGTTCAACAGGCAATCCACTTATAAGCAATATGACCAGCAGTATGTTAGCTCCTTATGGCCTATGTGGTGGTTCCGGCTCTACAAAACTAGTACCTATGGAGAGACAGTAATGGCCTTTTCTGCTCCTCGGACACTCCAAGACAAATGGCCTTTATTTGTTAAATATGGTGCTACAAAAACCTGCGTATACCAGAGCATGTTTGATACAGCGTATACGCCTGTTGATGGTAATGTACTAAAGCCTGTAGACTCCTCTCACACCATAGAGATAGTCTTTGATAAGGTAAAGGCTGCTCTAGTCGATGGGTCAACAATTAAGATAATTGATAGGGTCGCTATTTTCCCCGCTCTGGAATTGCCTGTGGTTCCTAAAGTTAATGACTTAATTGTTGACCCCTCCCTTAGAGAGTGGGAGGTCAAAGACGTTGTGGAGGACCCTGTGGATGCGCATTTTGAATTAAGGGTGAGACCTATAACAGCATGAAGAGAGTAAAGACAGCCAAACAGCTTACCAAGGTTCTTAAGTCTGTATCAAAGCGTTTGGATGACAAGGATATGGCTCTCGTTATGCAAAAACTGGCCATTGACGGGTTCAGGGAGTTAGTGCAAAGGTCAGCCAGGGACACGGGCTATCTAAGATCTAATTGGGATATAGCCGTAGACAATAAGCCAGGGAGCACACCATTAAGCAATCCACATCCTTCGGGTAAAGCCCTTGGTAAAGCCCCTGTAGTAGCAGACGCTAGTTACGGTAGTGCAAGTATAGACGGTACCTCTCTGGTAACGATCTACAACAATACAGAATATGCTATGTTCCTGGAGACCGGTACACCTCACATGAGGGCACAGCCTATGGTTGAGCCTACCTACTATATGCTACTGGCAGAAGCCAACCAGCTGGCCGCAAACCTATCGAAAAAGAGGTATAAGGATGTTTGAACAGGCCAACTATATCATAGAGAATAGACTAGCTGACAATTGGGTTAGGACCTTGGTAGACTATGACAACGTAGAGTTTAACCCTGTGCGTGGAGTGTCTTTTGTAAGGCTACAAGTTGAGTGGGTTGACGCTGTTGTTACCTCTCTTGGTGGACGTACCAAGGGCGAAGGTTATATAGATCTATCTATCTTTGTACCATCCAATGAGGGTACTACGAATGCTTTTCAGATGGCTGATGAACTAGCTATATTATTTAATAGGTTTATGGAGGGTGCTATTAAGTTCAATGTAGCACGCACCAGGAGAGTAGGCCAACAGCAAGAATGGTTCCAAGTCAAGGTGTTGGTGCCATTCGTTTATGATCAGTGTTATATGCCACAGCTAGGGTATGGTGGCTTTTGTGGTTACGGAAACTAAATAAGGAGGCAACAAAATGCCATCAGCAACAGGTAGTCAGTCATATGTAGCAATTGTAAAACAAGTACCTGCAACACCTAAAGTAATACCTGCCAACCCTGTCATGCAGAAAGTCAACTTTGTGTCTGATGATCTTGGCACTACTATCGACACCAAGGTATCAGACCATATTCGTGACGATAGGATGACAGCTGACATTACCACTACAGGTTACTCTGTGGGTGGTGGTTACAACTTTGAGTACCAATTTGAGAACAGCCTACTTGATGAACTGCTCTTAGGTTTTTTGTGGGCACAATCATGGGGCGCTGGCGGTAGTCTCACCCAGGTGGCCACTAATGGCGTATTCTATCAGCCTTTCTTTATAGAGCGTGGTCACAAGGATGTATCTGAGTATTTCAAGTTCTTAGGCATGTCGTGTAACGTTATGACTCTGGAGATGGCTGACCAATCAGACGTTACAGGCTCGTTTCAGTTTGTAGGGCTTACCTCCCAGGTGGATCAGGCTATCGAGTCAGGAGCTACCTACACAGTACCTACTGTCAATCCAGTATTTAGTACAGTTACTAACATACCCTCTATCAAGATTGACGATGTTGAGCAAGAGGGCTGTTTTGTTAAGGATCTGTCTGTTGAGATTAATAACAACGTGACTCCTAAGACCGGCCTGGGGCAGCTTGGTGCGTGTGAGACTAACCCTCACAGGTTAGATATCACTGGCGCTATTACCATGTATTTTGAAGACTCTACCATGTTTGCAAGGTTGCTTAATGGTACAGCATTTTCTCTGTCATGGACCCTAACAGACGCTGATGCAAACAGTTATATATACACCCTGCCAAAGGTGAAGCTGGATGCAGACACTATAAACGTGACTGGCGTGGATGATGAAGTAATGGACAACGCTACTTTCGTGGCACTCTATGACGATATTGTTGGATATATGATTCAGATTGAAAAGTCATAAAACTTTTACTCACAGGTAAAGAAATGGATTTTGATAAGGCGTATGCAGTAGACGATGACGCAGTGATAAATGGTAAGTGGATGGTCACTAAAGCAGGGTTTGATGTTAAAGTGGCCAAGCTAAACAACCCGGCATTTAAAGCTGAGGTGGTAAGGCTCCAAAAGCCCCACTTAGCTTTACTGCGCTCTACAGCAGATACTGAGGATCTGGTCAATGATATTACCACAAAGGCAATGGCCAAGACAATACTACTGGACTGGAAAGCTGAATCAAAGGGTAAAGAAGTACCCTACACCCCTGAGCTTGGGTATGAGTATATGACTAAATCCTCAGACTTTAGAGAAGATATCTCAGTGCTGTCGGTGGATAGGGAGAACTATAAGCCCGAGGATGTAGTGGAAAAGTAGTAGAGGCAATCAAATGGTGGAGGAAACACGGTGACAATTATGATTGGTACTGCCGCATGTCCTCCACTGGTGTTGATGTTAAAGCCCTCAAGACCTGCCCAGAGCTGTTTGAAATAGAGATCTTCTATAGGGATATGCACCTGCAATGTGGTAGTAATTTTGACAGTATATTAAAGTATTGTAGGTTGTACGGCCTTACCAATTCGGAGATATTAGAGGCTATACAAGTGCAAAACATGGTAGCTAACAAGGTGGAATAATGCCAGTAATTGACTTAGATCTTGATTCAAGAGGCGCTGTAAGGGGCTTAGATAGGTACGATAAGGCTGTAGATACATCTGAGCGGAATACCAGCACTGCTTTCTCAAAGATGAGAACTAGTGCAAGTGGTTTTGCAACTGTAATAGGGGTGACTGTTGTGGCCAGCTTTGTTGCTGCTACTGCTGCAGTTGTGGCTATGTCTGCAGCTATTGTTACAGCTGGTTCAAAAGCCAGGGAGTTAGAGAACCTAGCTAGGATTACAGGGACTACCACGGAAGAGTTCCAGAATGCTGCATTTGCTACCCAGAAATTTGGTGTCAGTGCTGAAAAGTTAGCTGACATAAGTAAGGATGTTAAGGACAAGTTAGGTGATTTTATAGCCACGGGTGGAGGTGAATTTAAGGATTTCTTTGAGAATATAGCCCCAAAGGTGGGACTAACCGCTAAAGCTCTCCAGGATATGTCAGGCCCTAATGCTCTTATTGCTGTAAAAGAAGCAATGGACGCAGCTAATGTTTCCCTGGAAGAACAGATATTCTACCTTGAATCCCTAGCTAATGATACCACCATGCTGATACCTTTGTTAGAGGATGGTGGCAAGGCATTCAAGGAGCAGGCTGACAAGGCCAGGGAGTTGGGCATTGCTCTTGACGAATGGGATATTGAGAGGCTCATAAAGGGGCAGGAGGCGATTCACCAAATGACGGCAGCTGTGCTGGCTCTGAAAGACAAAGTTTTGGCCAACCTTGCACCCGCCTTTGTAGCCTTTGGTGACGCTGTAATGAAAGCTTTCAAGGACTCTGGTAAGACTATAGATGATGTTGCCGTGTTGATTGCTGAGAAGTTGGTCAAGTCCTTGGGATATGCTGTTGAAGCTGTCCGGTTCTTGTATAATGGCTTCATGGGGCTTAAGTTGGCCTTTCAAGCTATTATCGTTGCAGTATCTGTTTTGGCTCAAGGGTTTGTGAAACTGCTTACTCCTCTAAAGTATGTCCTGGATGCTCTTGTGGCCCTGGGCACAATTGGAGGCAATCCCATAAGGGACCTTGAATTGGCTATGAAGGATTTCACAGCCTCAGCCATTGAAGGTTTTGGCGATACGATAGAGAAGGTGACTACCTTTAACGAGCTAATGGATAAGGTCAAGATAAAGGCTGATGAGGCTGCAGAGGCTGTTATAGAGGGTGCAAAGGAGTCTAAATCAGCTATAGATGATACTACGGCTGCAGTAGGCAAACAAGGCACTGCAATAACAGCAGCTCAAGAAGAGGTCCAGGAGGCCGTTACTAAGACTACCAACACAATGATAAAGCAAGCCAGGGCTGTAGCAGCTGTAAACACAGAGTTGAAAGAGATGACTTCTCTAGCGGCTGACCTTGGCGGGTTTGATACGCATAAGCAAACTATGTCTGGCTCCTTTTCCGCTCATGGCGGTGCCTTATCAGATGAAGAGTGGCAAGGTTTGGCACAATGGCAGAAAGACTTTCTGGTACAAAAGGGCCTGGAAGGTAAGACCAGCTACGACTATTTCAATAACAAGACTGGCAACAGGTTCCAGAATAGTAGCGGTTATGACCAAGGTGCCTTGGCCGGTCTTGCTAAAGCCTTTTCAGGAACTGGAGGTGGAGGCGTTACTAACATTTTCAACCAACAGATATCAGTATCAGACATTGCAGCGATTACACAATCACAGACTACCACTGAGGCAAGAGCATGATATTTGAACTAGGTGCCGATAGGGTTGAGCTAGAAACACCAGCTCAATACCCTCTAGCGAATGAAACCCAATTGGTGCAAGCAAAGGACTTGTCTGCATCCGGTATAACGCACGTAGAATCCTTTGAAGTAGAGACTGGTAAGATTACCTATGTTTTTGAGGATATGTCAGATAACGATTATGTCAATGTTATGGGCTGGTTTATCAATACTGCCAATGGCATGATGAATAAATTCAATCTTACCGATGATCTAGGCGTTACAAGGGAAGTCAGGTTCACATCCACTAGGATTAAATTTGACTTAAACAGCTTTCGACTTTGGTATGGTTCTTTTACAGTAGAGACAGAGCAATGATTACCACTTTACCAGCAGATTTTATACGTGCTTCAATCGAGCATAGCCGGAAACCTGTACAGCTGATAGAGTTTGTCCTGCCGGACGAGACTTTTTACCTCAGCGATAAGGTTATAGGCAAGGGCCAAGGGTTGATGAATGATTACCAACCATGGGTCGAGTCTTGGGGCACCCTTAGAGATAACACCAACATTACTACACTGTTTGAGGGTAATTCCCTAGAGATCAGGTCCGGCACCATAACCATTATTGTATCGCCTGTATCCAGGACCTTTGTTAAAAAGCTATTCCAGGTTGGTGTCGAAAATACTAGGGTCCACCTGTACCAGTGGTTTCATGGTATGAGTTCAGACCCTGTATTGATTGATACTATGGTGTGTCAAGATCCTATTACACACTCTGAGACAACTATGCTAATGAGCATAGACATAGTATCTACCCTGATGAAGTCTGACCCACATCTATGGCCAGAGGAGCCTGGAATTGAGGCACAACCCATAGTTGTAGGTAAGGCTAAGGGGATGCCTCTCAAGGACTTACAAACAGCTAGAGTAACCACGCTGGAGCAGGACATAGCTTTTGACTATTTGGGACAGGCATTTATAGGTAATGGTGTTGGCTTTGATGCCACAGGCATTGTATCTATTGATTCGGAAGATATGACCTATGACATTATTACAGCCAGCTCCATAAACATAACAGCACGGGCACAGAATGGGACTACTGCAAGACCCCATTTGCGTGGTGCTTTCATATCTCCTTACGGTGCTATCTATGATTATGCTATCTGTAGTGGTCCTGTGCAGCTGGTTGATAACCTTTTAGCCAATGGTGAGCCTTACGCTAATGCTGTTCAATTCTTTCCAGGACAAAATCCGGTTACAGCCCGATTTGTAGGTAGGCCACCATGGTTGAAGGTGTCTCCTGGTCAAGGTGGTGATGATATTATACCACCATTGGAAACGAATACAGAGTACGGTAATGTAACAGAGCAGCATTACGGTAATGGAGCAGGTCAGCCCACAAGTGATGCCTCTATAAACTCAGCCTCTGGCTCTGCTACTATGGCCATTAGTCAGCAAACTGGCGGTGGTTCCGGCACCTTATCCAATAGGCAATCAACTACTACGAGTAGTTATAATCTAGGCTCTATTTATGATAATACCAAGCTGAATGGTTCTGATGCGTTCAGCTCATCTGCTTTAAAGACTCGCACGTCTGTACCTACTTATGTCACGGATGATGATGTACAGGCCCATGTAGATCACCATTACGGACACGATGACAGCTCTTATGGTAACTTGACTTCGTTGGTTGTTAAGATAGACTTTAGAACTTGTGACATAGTAAAGGCTGATGGTAGGATTGAGGTCTTTTTTGTGAACGCGGGAGGTAGTGAAAGCCTGCTAGATTCTGATGAGTTGCTTGAGTTTGAGGGTGGTGTTTTTGGCGATGACTTTAAATTTCACAACACTATCAAGAGCTATGATGTAAAGAGCCTTGTAAACAACTTTGCAGACTTGGCGTTGTGTAGGATCAGAGTCAGGTATACTAATATCAGGATAAACAAAGACACCGTAAGTTCTACTAACTATGCTACTTGTGCTTTTGCAACAACCAATTGGGATGTAGGCTATTTTACAGAAGCAGGCACTATACCAAGTCCTTATCAGGAACTAGCCTCAAAGTTTAACAGGGATCTGTCGGGCCTGGGTGCTATAGACAATGTAACAGCCAAGGTATACTTCTCAGCTGTGGTGACTAACGCTAATGTCACCTTTGAGGTAATAAGGAGGCAAACAGGCAGCACGGCTAACGACACTGTTCTATGGTCTTCAAGCACTAGCAGTAATATATCAGGATCTGAAAGGACCTTCATACTAGGCTCAATGTCTTGGTCAGATCTACAGAACCTGCGTATAGGCGTTGCTCACCAGATAACTGGCCCCGATGATGAGGATATTACCAGGGCTTCAAACGTATCCTTCAGCTATGTAAAATATGAGCTAACTTACCAACCTGGAGCTATACCTACACCCGATGAGGAAAGGGTGGTGTATGCTGATACTTTGGTGTGTGATGTCACAAGTAACATTGGGGCGGACCCAACACCCCCACAAGTAATCAGGCATATGATAGAAGACCACTCTGGCGCAGGTGC